GGAATAAGGAGGAGTTTTCGGACTCATGTAGGGTCGAGCTCGTGTTTTCGTCGGGTAAACCGAGGATTGTCACGATGTATTCGTCGGCGAACACCGCATTGCTGGCTCCCCTACATTATTCTCTTTATTCCTGTCTGAAGCGGAAGGGGTGGCTCCTTGTCGGGGAACCGACCGAGAAGGACATAAGTAAGTTGACGGGAACGAGGTTCCTCTCTTTTGATTATTCGTCTGCCACGGATATGATTAAGACCGCATACGTGCGTGCGGCCGTTGACGTGCTTATTAGTAAGGCACATCATCTGACTGAAGACGAGATACGAGCTCTACGTGTTTTGTCAACTTTGTCGTTTGATGAGATGAATGGCGAGACGACTAGAGGCCAGCCCATGGGCTCTATCATGTCGTTCCCTCTTTTATGCCTTATGAACAAAACCGTTGTTGACTTGTCGATAACGGGGTTGTTAGAAAGGAAGGAGATATCGTTTCGAGAGTGGTCTTCACACCCGTGTTTAATTAACGGGGACGACCTTCTGTTGAAGGAAGTCAGGCGCGATACGAATCTCCGGGGTGAAATTATCAAGGAGGGCGGCAAGGTGGGCTTTGTCGTTAATGAAGAAAAAACCCTTGATAGTGAAACCGACGCGGAGATCAATTCAACGTTGTTTTCGGAAGGCGTACGCCAGAAGAAGCTTAACGTTTCGTCTCTCTGGATGAAACCAGATGTCAATGATGTGTTAGGTTTTGCTGCCGAAGCATCGATCGATGGAAGTACGTTCCGTAGGATCGTACGTGCTAATGCACATATCCTCAGCAAACAGGGTGACAAGAGGTTGTGGGCGCTACCGCCTGCACTTCAAGGAATCTGTAGAAAGGATAAGAAAATCCGTCGGGCAGTCTGTTCGAGTCCAGCTCTGGAGAGGCCCGTCGAGTCAGGGGTTATGCGGATGGCTCCCAAGCCGGACGTGTACGTGCTGACACGGGAAGAAGAGTATAGCGCTGTCGTCGAGGAGGTTGAGAGAGTCAGGGAGATGGGAATACGGAAGGCGTGTGAAAAACGCCCTAAGTTTAGAACATCGTTTGTACCTAACGATCGAAGCTTTCAGTCAGCGCGAAGAGTGACGGAGCATATTGACGAGGATTTAATACTTAAGTGCCTCGTTGACCGCAATGATCTAAAACTTAAGGAGAATTTAGTATCTCAGGAGTTGGCAGACCTGAGACTGTTTGAGGACCCACCGTTTGACGGTTCTCGAATAGACCACATGGTGGACTTGATTCGAGCTGGCAGATCTCACCCTGGACCAAGGAAAAATGTTGACTTTTCGGAGTCGTCATTGGACTTTGTGTGTGTTTGATCTGCTAGCAGACCAGAGCACTTGTAAGAGAGTGTAGTTAAC